TTCTAACTTCAGGTGACTTAAACTTAGGAATATAACTATCTAAATATGCTTTAGCTATATCAACATCACCTTGAGTAAAGAATTTTAAGATTTGATTGATTAAATTTTTTTCTTCTTTGGAAAGTCTTTCATTCCAATCTCTTATATCTTCGTGTAATGGTACTTCACTAGGAAGCCAGTGCATTTTTTGCATAGTATCATACGCATCAAAAGCCCAGTCGTAATCAAATGGCTTGTAATAATTTCTTTCTTTAAATAAACTCATCGTGTTAATAATTCAATCCCTTCTATAATAACAATCGCTAATAATTCTAACGCTAAAATTGTGTGGTACACAGTCCACAATACTGTCTGCTTATCTTTGTTTACATAAATTACTTTCTTTTTATCTGTGTATTCTACTTGTATTACATCAGGTATTTTCTTAATATCTTCCATTCTACTCACAAGCTAAACAATCTGCATCAGGAAGAATCTCTCTTTTGATTTTTTGTGATACTAACTCTGCTCTTTTTATTGCTTCAGAACGACAATAGTAAAGAGTTTTTAATTTACGCTTCCACGCTAACATATGTATATCGTGTAATTCTTTTATATTTACATCAGCAGGGACAAATACATTAACACTTTGAGCTTGACAAATAAACGGCTGTCTATCTGCGGCGTGTTCTATTATCCACTGTTGATTTATTTCAATAGCAGTTTTAAAAATATCTTTTTCATAATCTGACAACTCTTTAAGATGCAAGACCGAGCCTCTTTGAGAGACAATGGACGACCATATATTATCATTATTTATTCCCTTCTTTTCTAATAGTTTTTCTAAAAATTTATTCTTAACTAAAAATGAACCTGACATTGTTTTTTGAACATACGCATTAGCTCTATAAGGTTCTATTGATGGTGAAGTAGTACCACAAATAATTGAAGATGATGCGTTAGGTGCTATAGCTAATAGATGAGAATTACGCATACCCGTGCCTTCCATATCAGGAGCTTCACCTCTTTTAACTGCTAACCTTTTTGATTCAGCAACAGCTTCTTCTTTTATCTTTTTAAATATTTGTAAGTTTTTTGATTTAGCTAAAGCAGATTCAAATGGAATATTTTGTGATTGTAAATAAGCGTGAAAACCCATAGTACCTAGACCAATACTTCTCTCATTGTTAGCACTAAATCTAGCTTTAAATAATTCATCAGGTGCGTAGTCAATAAAGTATTGTAGTACGTTGTCTAAAAAGCGAATCATATCAGGAATAAATAAACTATCTTTTTTCCATTCTTCATATTTTTCTAAGTTAAGGGAAGATAAACAACAAACGGCAGTTCGTGTTTCATTAGTAGGTAGGGTTATTTCAGTACAAAGATTAGAGTGTTTAACATTTAATCCTAAATCTTTTTGTGTCTGTGGTAGTGCGTCATTTATAGTATCTGTAAAGCAGACATAAGGCTCACCTGTTGCTACACGATTCTCTAAAATTTTTTGCCACAAATCTCGTGCAGATATTGTTCTTACTTTTAATTTTGTATGTGGGTCTATTAAATCCCAACTGTCATCATAAGTAGGTTCTTTAATACATTTATCTATAAGCTCCATAAAAGTATTAGGAATATTTACTCCGTGATGTAGGTTTAAACATTTTCTATGTATGTCACCACCACTAGGTTTTCTTATATCTAAAAATTCTAATATTTCAGGGTGTGTTATATCCATATAAGCGGCATAACTTCCTCTTCTAGTTTTACCTTGTGAGAAAGCTAACATTTCTGAATCTACAACGTGCATAAAAGGGACAACACCTGAAGATTGAGAACCACCTGAAGTTGATGTACCATCAGACCTAACATCTCCCCAATATCCTGCAATACCACCACCAACAGAAGCTAACCAAGCATTTTCTGTATAGTGTTCAGCAAGTTCACCTCTACTGTCACCAACATAACTTAAAAAACAAGAGATAGGCATACCTCTTTTAGTACCTGCATTGCTTAATATAGGAGTAGAAAACATACACCAAAGATTAGAAACATATTCATATATTCTTTGTGCCATTTCATCATTATCAGAAAAGGCTTTTGCCGCTCTCATAAAAGCATCTTGAGGTGACTTCTCATCAGGTAATAAGTACCTGTCTTTTAAAGTAGTCTTGCCAAAATCTGTTAGTAAGTTATCTCTTTCGTAATCCATTATTTTTTAAATTGTTCTGTGTTAGGTGTGTTATTTGCAATATCATTTAAGAAGTCTTCATCTATTGGTTCTAATTCTTGTTGTGATTTTTCTGATTCTGTTTTTTCTTTTAATTTACGTTCTGCTGTTTGTCGTTTTGATTCTTTATATGATTCGTTTAATTCTTTCTTTTCTTTTTCAGCTTCTTCTAAGAAATCTTTTTCTATTGTTTTCTTTTTTCCAAAAATTTCTTCCCAACCTTTTTTATATTTTTCAGTAGGGTTATGTATCGGGTTTCCGAACATATTAAGGTTCTTACCTTTTAACTTTTTTCCTACCATAAAAATTCAAATCCTGTTTGGTTAATAAACTTTAACGTCCTTCTATTGTTTTCTGTTTCTTCTTCTGTAAAATTCCAAATAGAAGCTATAATTAATTTTTCATCAGGTTGATGAATAATTGATTCTTCAACACTAATAGTTTGTATTGATTCAACATAAAGTGAATCATCAAAATCGTGTGCAATAACTTTTTTAACTAAATCTTTAACATCTTTAGCTTTTTTTACATAATAATATGCGTGAGTTTTAATATCTTTATCTGTTGTTAATGTAGTAGCAAAATCTATACCACTATATGCTTTAGCATAAGTGTTATTACTTAATGCTAGACTTGACCCACTAGATAATAAAGCAAATTCACTACACCCAGTAATTAAACTAAGAAGGAGAATTAATCCTAATACTTTTTTCTCTATCAATCGTAACATAATTTATTTCCTTCGGTTTAAATTGTTCTAAATATTCAAAAACAATTTTTTTATCTAAAGNACTACAAGAATAAACATCTAATTGTAGNAACGCAGGGTAACTTTCGTCCCAAGTATGTAAAGCTATATGTGAGGTGTTNAGAATAGCTAAACAAGTTAGTCCTTTNTTACCTTTTGTATTAACATAGTGAGCAATAGGTTGTCCTAACATTTTCATACCTATTGCTTTNGTTAATTTCTTTATCCATTTTTTTACAAAACGAATATCTTGAGGTGGATTAATAACATTTGCTCTAATAATAATNTGATTATGCTNAACCATTTTTATAAATAGCTTTCATTGTTTTCTCCGCTTCCTCTTCTTTTGTCTGTCCAGTAAGTTTTAATTTTATCTTTCCTTCAGGCTGTGTTTCCTGTTCTATTAATAAATCAATATACTGTTTAGCTTTCTTTAAGTCTTCTATCTGAGCTTCTTTGGTATCGTGTTTATAACGCCAACGACAGATATATTTAATAGCATTACCTTCAGCATACGGAATATTATTCTGCATAACAAAAGTAATAGGTTCTATTTTAAATCTAAAGTAATGAGGGGGGTGTTTTATTTTATCTGCCATAACTTCACCCTTCCAGTCTTCTTATTGTATTCTTTATGTCTAAGAATATGTGCAACTCTAGCTTGTTGTAGAGCTTCTTTCTTAGTATAACCTTTAGCTTTATAAGCTCCAACTACAATCTTCCATAGCTCTAAAAGGGGTACATTAGTATACTGCTTAATCATTTTCTCAGCAGTTTTAACTCCCACACTTGGTAGTCCTGTATAACCATCAGTGCTATCACCCGCTAGTGTTTGTATCATAAACCAGTAATCAGCTAATCTTTGAGGTATCTCTTCAACTGTCTCACCATCTCTACTAACCTTAGCAGGTATCTGTCTCATATCTTTATCAATAGAAACAATAATTCTATCTTCAGTAGGGTGTGGTTCAGTTGCCATTATACCCATAACATCATCAGCTTCTAGGTTTTTCCACATAAGACCATTATGTTTTTCCATAATGTATTTACGAAGAGAATTTAACACCATTGGCTTACGTCTTTGCTTACGATTATCTTTATAACTTGGAAGAATATCTTTACGAAAATTATTCTTATCAGTTAAAGCACAAACATAATCATCAGCCTCAAAATTAAGACCTAGCTCATCTATCTGAGCATCTACTTCAAACTTACATTTATTTTCATCACAATGTAGTGTCCATAAACCATCACCCCAGTGTGTTGCAACTTCATTTGCTGTGGCTATCTTATATATTAATATATCTCCATCTATTAATAATATTTTATCTTTTTTTTTCATTTTTCTTCTCCTTGTTTTGGGGTAAATTTTTTTGGTCAAATATTTCGGCTAGTGGAACTAACACAAACCTACTTCTAAAACCATCACCACCATTTTTTATTTTGTTAATATATTTTTTAACTAATCGTTTAACAGTAGAAACATCAAATATTAATCTACAATAATCTTTGTCTCCATTGGCTAATATATGAACCCAATAATCTGACTTAGTAGCTGTTATACCTGATGGCTTACCATTACACTCAACTTCTATGGCTATATTACCAGTTTTAAACCACCAATCACGTTCAGTTTTTACTTCTAACTTTCCTTCTTTTAATATTTTTTCAATACGATTTTCTCTATCTTTACCATATTTTAAATCAATATCAAATTTGCTATTTTTTATCA